AACTTCTACGGCGCGGTTGAGGTCGGCTGGGGTTGATCGGGCTCATGGCTCTCAAGACAAACACCACGCTCCTGGCGCAGCTACCCCTGCGCCAGATCGGCGGCTCGCCGGGAACTTTCCGCAGCATGTGGGGGCGTGGCGACCGGATGAACCAGTCCGTGGGCGAGGGCATCCCGTCCAAGCTGGCAGGCATCCCCAGCGGCGTGCCGCATCCGGTGGCCTGGGTCATGCCCTACAAGCCTGGGCGCATGTCGTCGCGGGCGGCAGTGCTGACGATCACCGCCGCCGCCAATGGCACTCGCGGCCTTGCAGCCACGGGCGCGGCCAGCTTCAGCTTCGACGCCAGCGCGGTCGGTGGGCTGATCGTCAACGCCACCGGCAGCGCCACCTTCAGCATCACCACGAACAACCCGTTCCTGCGGGCGACGGTGGGCGGCACTGGTGCGGCCAGTCTGTCCATCAACGCCAGCGCCGCCATCGGCGCAATCGCCAACCTGACGGGCGCGGCGTCGTTCAGCTTCAGCGCCTCGGCGCCGGCCTACGCGGTGGGCCACATGACGGGCGAGGCCACCAGCAACACCCCGCTGTCGCCGCAGAGCCTCGCGGCGGCTGTCCGGGAGAGCCTGGAGTCCGGCGCCCCGATCCCGGTAGACGCCCAGCGCATCAACGGCGCCGAGGTCATCGGCGACGGCACCACCGGCAACGCATGGCGAGGCGTGGGTGTTTCGCCGTAACTCCTTTTCCGACCAGTCGTTCAAGGCCGACTCATTCGAGTTTGGCGACGACATCGGCGGCACCGCGCAGGGGCAGACCACAGCCGGCGCGGGAACAGTTCTTGGGGCCATCACCGGCACGGCCGAAACAGGCCAGGGACAAACGGTTGACGGTGATGGCGCAAGTGCCGGCAACGCGGTGCGTGGCGGCGCTGGGGCGCCCATCATCATCGTTCACCCCAAGCGCAAGCCGCCCGCTATCACGGGTGTCGCGGCCACCGGCCAAGAACAGCGGTCTTCGGGCTTCGGGTTCGTCGTCAACCCGCCGGCCTACGACGAGGAGCTGGAGCAGTTCGCGCTGCTGCTGGCCGAGCTATGAGGTACGAAGCGATTTGCTGTCCGAAGCACGACCGCCCCAGGCTGCGCCGGCTCCAGATCAAGCTGCGCGTGGCCGTCAAGCGGTTCCTCAAGGACGCCGGCAAGGACATCGCCGCCCAGGTGGTGCGTGCCCGCGACAAGCTGGGCAAAAGCGTCGAGGACGACATCCGGCGCATCCTGGACAGCCTGGACTTCGAGGATTGGGAGCGGCTGATCGACCAGATCGTGCCCCTGCTGGAGAAGATGATCGCTGAAGGTGGCGCAGCGGCTGTCGCGCAACTGCCGATGGTCGGTGACGTTGAGCGCCTTCTGTCCCTGGTGAACGAACACGGTGTCGAGTACGCCAAGCGGGTCGCCGCCGAGCTGGTGACGAACATCAGCGAAGCGACCCGGAACATGATTCGCTCGGACGTGCGCGAGGCGATGGAAAATGGCGAATCGAACGATGCGCTTGCGTCACGGTTGCAACGTGGTTACGCTTTCTCGCCAGAGCGAGCCGAAATGATTGCCAGAACGGAAACGGCGAAGGCCGACGTTGAAGGTAACATCGAGGCCTACAAGCAATCGGGCGTCGTGTCCGGCAAGCAGTGGATCACCGGGGCAGGATGTTGTGACCTGTGCGATGAACTGGACGGCACCATCGTCGAGATTGATGAGGACTTTCCAAACGAGGGCGGCAGCGGCCCTCCGCTGCATCCCAACTGCCGCTGCGACGTGCTCCCCGTGCTGACCGAGGACTGAACCCATGAAGCTGTACGCCGACATCGCCAAGACCGAGGAACAGGACGACGGCACCATCAAGGTGTGGGGCTGGGCATCGACCGGCGCGGTGGACAGCGACGGCGAGATCATTACCCCGGACGCGATGAAGGCCGCGCTGCCCGACTACATGAAGTTCGGCGCCGTCCGCGAAATGCACCAGTCCAAGGCCGCCGGCACCGCCATCGAGGCCGAGGTGCAGGACGACGGCAAGACGTGGTTCGGCGCTCATGTGGTGGACAGCGAGGCCGTCAAGAAGGTCAAGGCCAACGTCTACAAGGGCTTCTCCATCGGCGGCAAGGTCACCGACCGCGACACGATGAACAAGTCGATCATCAAGGGCATCAAACTGGTCGAGGTGTCCCTGGTGGATCGCCCGGCCAACCCCGAGGCGGTCATCACCATCATGAAGGCCGAGCGCACCGCCGAGGACGACGTGGCCGAGCTGGCGGCCCTGCTGGATGCCGGCACCATCACCCCCGCGAGGTTGATCGAACTCGCCAAAGCCGAATTTTTCGCGGCCACGACGGCTACCGAGGAGGTCGCAACGACACCGGAACAGTCGCCGACTGGCGACACCACCGAGACGGTCGAGAAGGGGCTGTGGAACGCGCAGCGGATCATCGAGGCGCTCGGCTGCATGAGGTCGGTGTGCGACAGCGCCGAGTGGGAGGCTAAGAACGGCGAGCACTCGGCCGAGATGGTCGAGGCGTTGAAGGCCGCCGTGCAGAACCTGGGCGCCCTGGCGCAGCAGTACCTGGGCGAGGAGATGACGCTGCCGGCCGCTGCCGCGCCCGGCGAGGCCATCGCCATGGCCGAGGGCGCGGACGGCCTGGAAAAGAAGGGCGCCAAGTTCAGCCGCGCCACCAAGTCCGCGCTGGGCATGGTGCACAAGGGCATGAAGGAGTGCGTCGAGCACCTGGACAAGCTGGGCTACGAGATGGAAGACGACGACGGCGAGAAGGCCGAACAGTCAGACGATCTCGCCAAAGCCCAGGCCGACACGATCACCAAGCTGAATGCCGACATTGACGCCCTCAAGGCCGAGGTGCAGGCGCTCAAAGACCAGCCCATGCCGGGCAAGGCGTTGCTCAAGGCCATTGCGGTCGCCAAGAGCGACGACTCCAACCTCATCACCACGACCGACCAACCCGACCCCGCGCTGACCCTCAAGGGTGAGGCGCTGGCCCTTCACCAGATCAAGACCATGTACCGCGCCGTGGCGCGTTGACCCTCAGTTCTAGGAGCATCCCATGAACACGAATACCTCCGCTCAGACCCTCGAATTGCTGAAGGCCGCGCTCGGTAACCCCAGCGCCGAACTCGCCAAGACCATCAGCACGGCCACCGGGCTGGTCCCGTTCGACCTGCAAGCCCCGGCGAAGAACCTCTACCCGGTGAATACGCCGATCCGCAACCGCTTGCCTCGCGTGGGTGGCGGCCAGGGCACGGCCACCAACTGGAAGCAGATCACCGCCGTTACCGGCTCGGGCTACGACGCCATGGGCTGGGTGGCTGAGGGCCAGCGCACCGGCCGCATGAGCTACAGCGCCGTCAACCGTTCCGCGTCCTACGTCACGCTGGGCGAGGAAGACAACGTGACCTTCGAAGCCATCAGCGCCGGCCAGGGCTTCGAGGACGTGCGCTCCACCGGCACGATGCGCGTGCTCCAGAAGATGATGCTGAAGGAGGAGAACGCCCTGATCTTCGGCAACAGCTCGCTGGCGCTGGGCACGCCCGGCACGCCTACGCTGGCCGCTGCCGGCTCGGGCGCCACGCTGCCGGCCTTGACGTACTCCGTGATCGTCGTCGCCCTGACCGGCGAAGGCTTCCGTGGCGCTTCGCTGGCCGGTGGTGTCCCGACCTCGCAGACGGTGACGGGCGCTGACGGTGCGACCTACACGCTGAACGGCGGATCGTCCAACAAGTCGACCGCTGCCACCCAGGCGATCACGCTGGGACAAACCCTGTCGTGCTCCGTCGCTCCGGTGACGGGCGCGGTGGCCTATGCGTGGTTCGTCGGCGCCGCCAGCAGCGAGAAGCTGGAGCGGATCACCACCATCAACAGCGCGACCTTCAGCGCCCCGCTGGTGGGCGGCACCCGTCAGGCGGCCTCGACGATCACCGCCGACAGCAGCCGCAACGCCTCGCTGGCGTTCGACGGCCTGATGACCCACGCCTTCAGCGGCACGGGCGCCTACGTCCGCACGCTGGCCACCGGCACCGCCGGCACCGGCACCACGCTGACCGCATCGGGTCGCGGCACCATCTCCGAGATTGACGAGATGTTGCAGACCATGTGGGACACCAATCAAGTGTCCCCGGACGTGATCTACGTCAACTCGCAAGAGCTGAAGAACATCACGAACAAGGCGCTGGCCGGCCCTGGCACGTCCCCGCTGTTGCAGGTGTTCACCCCGCCTGAGCAGGGCTACCCCGGCTTGATGGCGGGCGGCGTGATCGGGTTTTACTTCAACCCGTTCACGATGGGCGGCGGGATGCGCATTCCCGTGATGATCCACCCGTCGCTGCCGCCCGGCACGATCCTGGCCTGGGCCGACAACCTGCCGGCGCAGTACCAGAACAACAACGTGCCCCGCACCGCCGAGGTCAAGGTGCGCCGCGACTACTACCAGCTCGACTTCCCGATCCGCACTCGCGCCCAGGAGTTCGGCGTGTACGCGGAGGAGGTCCTGGCGGTCTACGCGCCCTTCGCCATGGGCGTCATCACCAACATCGCCAACGGCTGATCTGGAGTTCTCCCTGTGGTGTTGCAAAGCACCTTGCCGGCCCTACGGGGCCGGCTTTTTTGAAAGCCCCCTGCCATGAAACTTCAAGGACCCGAGAACTGCGGCGGTTTCAGCCACGAGGGCCAGGCCTTCGGGGTGGATGGGGCCGGCTGCATCGAGATACCCGACGACAACGAGGCCGCCATCGTGGCCGCGTTCTCGCACGGCTTCGCCCAGGTGGCCGAGCCTGAAGCCAAGAAGAGCAAGAAGGGGTAAGCCGTGCCGTCTGCGCTGGCGACACTTGCCCAGGTCAAGGAGTTCATCGGCAACAGTGCCGACAACTCCGACGACGCGCTGTTGACTCGGCTGTTGAATGCAAGCGCGGAGCTGATCGAGCGGTCTTGCAACCGCGTTTTTGGCTCGACCGTCTACAGCGAGACTCGGGACGGCAACGGCCTGGACTTTATGGTGTTTAGCAACCGGCCTGTGGTGTCGGTGGGCTCGCTCACCATCAACGGCCAGACGGTCCCGCAGAGCACGAACTACGCCTCGGGCGGGTGGGTGCTGGCCAGCGCCTGGAAAATCGCCCTGCGCGACCCCTACCGCTTCCATGAGGGCATCCAGAACGTGTCGATCATCTACACGGCTGGGTACGCCACGATCCCGCCCGATTTGACGCAGGCGTGCTGCCTGCTGGCCTCGCTTGCCTACAAGGAGCGCGACCGCATGGGCATCGACTCCAAGAGCGTGGGCGGCGAGAACATCAGCTTCACCAAGGACGATCTGCCCCCATCAGTGCAGTCCGTGATCCACAACTACCGCAACGTGTTTGCAGCATGAACAGCGTCACCGGCGTCGAGCGCACGATCCTTGCCTTCGGCGCGGTGCGCGAGCGCATCCTGACCGGCGTGCGCAACGCGATCACGCGGGCGACGTTTGATCTCGTGCGCGTGGTCAAGGCCGACAAGCTCACCGGCCAAGTGCTCAACGTGCGCACCGGCCGGCTGCGCCGCTCGATCACCGGGCGCGTCGAGGACGAAAACGACAGCCCGGTCGGCCTGGTCGGCACCAATGTGAGCTACGGCCGCACGCACGAGCTGGGCTTCAAGGGCACGGTGCCGGTGAAGGCGCACAACCGCACGATCAAGGGCAAGGCCATCCCCGTGCGGGCGCACAGCCGCAAGCTCGATCTTGCGGCGCGGCCGTTCTTGCAGCCAGCGCTCAACGAGAACCTGCCCAAGTACCGGGGCTGGATCGCCGACGCCATCAAGGAGGGCAGCAATGGCCCTCGTGCGTGAGACGGTCTACGCGGCGCTGTTCACGCGGCTCCAGGCCATCCCCGGCCTGAAGCTGACGTCGCGCCGCGTGTGTTCGATCAGCGACGTGCCCGCCAACCAGTTCCCGGCGCTGTTCCAGGCGCAAACCTACCAGCGCCCGATCTACGAGGCGGGCCGCGTGACGCAGTGGGAGCTGGGCGCCGATGTCTACATCTACGCCTTCGACCGCGCTGGCCAGAACCCTGGCGCGATCATGAATCCGCTGATGGACGCGCTGACGAATGCGCTCGCGTTCGACAACATCATGAACAACGCTTGCACTCTCGGCGGTGTCGCACTCAAATGCGAGATCGGCCCGGTCGAGACAGACGAGGGAACGATGGGCGAGCAAGCCATCGTCCGCGCACCAATCACCATCCTCGTTCGAGGCTAAAGGAGCAGCACCATGCCTATCGCAGTCGGTTCATTCAAGCAGGTGGCCATGAAGGTGGAATCCACCTACGGCACCATTCCCACCGCATCGGGCGCCCAACTGTTGCGGCGCATTACCTCGACTGTTGATCTGTCGAAGGAAACCTACGCCTCGAACGAGCTGCGGACGGACTTCCAGATCGCCGACTTTCGGCACGGCGTGCGCAGCGTGCAGGGCTCCCTCAACGGGGAGCTGTCGCCCGGCACCTACGAGGACTTCTTCGCCTACGCGCTGAAGCGGGATTTCGCCGCGCTCACGGCCTCAACTTCGGTGAGCCTGACCATTGCCGGCACCGGCCCGACCTACACCGTCACGCGGGCCGCTGGCTCCTGGCTGACAGACGGCTACAAGAACGGCAACGTGATCCGGCTGTCAGTGGGCTCGCTGAACGCGGCCAACATCAACAAGAACCTGTTGATCGTGGACATCACCAGCGCGACCGTGCTGACCGTCATACCGCTGAACGGCGTGGCGCTGGCGGCCGAAGGTCCGGTTGCCGGCTGCACGGTGACGGCCACCGGCAAGTCGACCTTCGTGCCCACGACCGGGCACACCGATAAGAGCTTCACCATCGAGCACTGGTTTGCCGACGTGGCGCAGTCCGAGCGGTTCCTGGGCTGCAAGGTGAGCAAGATCGGCCTGCAACTGCCGCCCTCGGGCATCGCCACGGCGGCGTTCGAGATCATGGGCCAGGACGTTGCCACGGGCACGGCGCAATACTTCACCAGCCCGACCGCCGTGTCCACCTCGGCGCCCCTGGCGGCCGTGAACGGCGTCCTGCGCGTGGGTGGCGTCACCTTGGCCAGCGTGACCGGCCTGACCATCGACATCACCCCGACCTACAGCGGCGAGGCCGTGGTGGGCAGCAACGTCAA